TCAAAAGGGTATGTGTCTATAAGTCGTTGCAATTAATTTATCTACTTCTGGCAAAGGAGTCGTCCGAGCCTGATGGGTTCGAGCGAAATAGCTCCACATTTAAGAAATTGTATGCCGAAGAAATCAACGACGTGTTGACTGCTGGCATAGATTATGACTGGGATGAGTCCGGCGACTCAACCGCTGACGAGACTAAAATCCCGCAGGTAAGGCGTTTGTATAGGGTGTAGTAATCATGGCTACCGATGGCAGTGTCACAATTATTGGTTTAGAAAAACTTCGTAAGACTTTTGAAGTTCTATCGAGAGACATCGTAGGTTATGATATACTGGACGAGATTGGTGACTACCTGTCTTGGTCTATTGAAGTGCGTACGCTTTCAGGACAGGAAATTGAAGGCAAGCCTTTTAAACCTTACACCGACAAGTATCGCATGTTTAGGGAGTCGGTAGGGTTATCCGGAACACCAGATTTATTTTTTACAGGCTCGATGTTAAATTCGTTGACTTATATGCCTGAGGTCTCCAAGGAACAAGTAAAAGTATTCTTCATGGAGGGCACGGATAAGTTTGGCATGAGTAATCCGGCCAAGGCTTTTTATCTCCAAGACAAACGACCGTTCTTCGGGGCAAGTCTGGAAAATATCGAAAAAATCAGTGAGTTATACCAAGATTATGTAGAGAGGTTACTCCGTGGCAGAGAATAGCTTACGCGAGCAAATCTTAGTTGGTTGTAAGACAGGGCTCGAGAGCCTCGACTCTATTAAGACTGTTAAGCGGCAACAGCCGTCTAGCATTGAAGAGTTGAAGAACTACGCAGTCACCCAGTTGCCACTGGCGGCTATGGTTGGAGGCGTACCGATCCCACAGGAGCACAGAAAGACAAACAGAAGAGGCAATCAGGTGGACGTTTTCACGTCTACACTACAAATTCAGTTCTTCTTTTATTTTATGAATAGAGTAGACCCTGATACGCAATTGTCCAGTATTTTGGATGACTTCTGGGTGCTTATGTACGGAGATCAAACGAGAGCTGGCCTGGCTTTGTCCACCGACTTGGAGCCGCAAGTATCTGTGGCGGTTTGGGACCCTTATGTTGCATTTTCTGTGGTTGCCAAAGTGGTATATATACACGACATAGGAGGAATCTAATATGCCTCAACCGCATTCGACTCGAAATTACACGATTCTGCGGGGAGTATTTTCTGTTGCTGAATTTGTCAGTGGGACGCCGGGAGCTTACACCGATATGGGTAATGCCGTAAGGGCTGAGTACGAGCCTGTTATTGAAAGACTACCGCATTATTCCAACCGTAGTGGCTACCGAGTAAAGGATGCTAATCCGGTCATTATGACGGAGTACAACCTGCGTATCACTCTTGATGAAATGGCTGCAATCAACCTGCGGAAATTTCTCATGGGAGCACAGAATGGACTAGTCATTGACTTGCTTGATGACATTGACCGCGAGTATGCAGTCCGTTTTGTTGAAGACAACCCCCATGGGGTCAATAAAATTTGGAACTTCTGGAAAGGTACCATCGGCCCCAACGGTCCACTTGTGCTTGTGGCCGATGGTACTGAATGGGCCGTAATGGAAATGCTGTTTTCTGGCCTTTCTGACATTGGCAACCATCCAAGTAATCCTTACGGTACAGTGACTTACGCGGCTGGTGAAACCTCAACCACTACCTCAACTACAACGACCACAACTACATCCTAATGTAGCGACTCCGTTTTGTTAGGTAGGTGTTTTGCGGAGGAAGTAATGCGTAACTCCAAACCTATTGAGATTGACGACAAGAAAATCACAGTATATGAGTTGACAGTAGCAGAAATACTTGAAATCGGCAACACGAAGGCAATTAAGGAAAAGTCAACAGACTTAAATGACTTTAAAACCATCCTTGATGACTACCTTCCAAAAGCACTGTTGGGCGTTACTGTGGATGACCTTATGCAGATGGCTCCAAGCGATCTTAAAAAAATCTACGATATTTTTAGAGAGGTTAATGCTACTTTTTTCGACGTAGCTCGCTCGGTGGGACTGGGCGAGCTACTGAGCCAACTGACGGAGGCGATACAGAAGGACTTTTTGAAACTGCTTGTAGGCTCATTCACTACGGGTACCACGACATCCTAAATTGGGGTTATAGCTATTTTATCACCGCATTAAATGTACACCTAAAAGTTAGGCATGAGCAGCAGCGGGATAGAGCTATCAGCTACCGTAATGCTCGCACTTTAAACTCTAAAGACTTTGACAAGTATATTCGTGGGAGATAAAAATGGCAGACTCCTCTCAAACCTTGCAGATCATAGTTAAACTTCGCGATCAAGCCAGTCGTTCAATACGTGCTTTGCAACAAGTCACTGGTGGCTTCCGGAAAGCACTTAACGGAGTCAGTGGTGCTGTGTTCAGTCTTAAAGGTGCGTTGGCTGGCCTCGGCCTTGGACTAGTAGGGAGGAGTTTTTTAGAAACAGCGAAGACGTTTACAGCGATGGAAATCAAGCTGGATGCGTTAACCAAAGGCCGAGGTGTAGAAACTTTAGAGGCTATAAATGCCTGGGCACTGCGGATGCCTGTCGATACCCGCAAAGCAGTTGACTCATTTTCCATGATGATGGCAATGGGTCTCGATCCCACCTTAAAGAAAATGCAAACACTCGTCGATGTGAGTGTTCTCTTCGGCGAGCATGCAATGCCTCGTGTGGCCCGTGCCCTTGGACAGATGGCTACATTAGGAAGACTTTCTGCTGAGGAGCTGAATCAGTTATCTGAAGTTGGAATTAACGCCCGAAAGTACTTGACAGAGGCTTTCGGGATGACTGTAGAAGAGCTACAAAAGAGTAAAGTCAAGATCGGCTCCATTATAGATGCTATCCTTAAAGGGCTGGAACGTGAGTTCGGTGGTTCTGCCAAGCGGATGATGACTTCATGGTCAGGTATGACTACAACTCTTATCTCGTATTGGGTTGAATTTCAGCGACGTGTGATGAAGAGTGGTGTGTTTGAGGCCATGAAGAACCAGTTACAAGGTCTTGTGGAGGCAGTAGATAAACTGTTCAAGACTGGGCGCATAGACATCTGGGCTCATGAAGTTGCCATTGGTGTGCTGAGTGCCTTTCAGGTCATGAACGAGGCGGTCGGCATTTTTGTTAAGTCAGTTATCAGTAGTAAGATAGTTTGGGACAAGTTGGCTTTGAGTTTTCGACAAATGCGGCTCACATCACTACATAGCCAATTTGATAATCTTTTCGAGGCACTGACAGAAGGTGGCGAAAAGGTCGAGTGGTATAAGTCTCGCTGGGGAGAGAACTGGCAGGAAAAAGCCCGAGAACGATTACATGAATTACAGGAAGAGATCGACAATGTCACTACCTCTGCCGGTTATAATGCTGATGCCTTGGGTGCTAACGCCGAAAGACTTGAGCGTTATAAGGATTTGATCGAAGAGACAAGGAAGGCTTTGGCAGAACTGAAGAGAGTGAAGTATGAGCCACCCGAGCAGATTGCTGGTGACATCCCTACTCGCCCCAAACCGAAGATACCTGAAAAGGTAGACACCAAACTTGTGGCGGCTGGTATCAAAGCCGAGGCGCAGGAAGCTCTTGAAGTCAACAAGACTTTGATGGCCGCAGTAGAGCAGCAGTGGACTTTGCATACCATCAATATGGAAGACTACTTCAAGCAGCGCACCGATCTTATCGCCGAGCAGTATAAAATCCAGAATGACTTGCTTGAAGCCCAAAAGAGAACTGCCAAGCCCGAGCAGAAACCTTTAATCGAAGCGCAACAATTTGCCTTGGCCCAACAGCATCTACGCGACATGTTGAACCTGGAAGTTGAGTACAAGAATGCTATTAAAGATCGGAGTGATGCTGAGAAAGAGGCGAGTGATGTGGTGGCTGGTATCCGTGAACGAGTCGCAGAAATGGGTGTGGGTGACTCGTTGCAGAGGCAATTCGATGTTAGCAATGAGAAGATGCGAAGGCGGCAAAAAGAAGAGATCGATGCACTACTTGCGCTGAAAGAAGAAGGTTATGATGTCGAGAAAGAGTTGCAGGAAGCCCACCTTGAACACATGAACGAGAAGGAACAGCAATCGGCCAACCAGCGTAAGAAAATCTGGGAAACTTTTATCAGTGGCCTAGGCGATACTCTGAGTGATATGACCGAGATGTTCCTTGATTTCTATAAGGCCTCCGGTGAGAAGAATAAAGAAATGTTCACCTTATTTAAAGCTGCCTCCATTGCACGGGCAATTATCGCCACATACGAGTCGGCCGTAAAAGCCTACAACGCGATGGTTGAAATCCCTATCGTGGGCCCAACCTTGGCCGCCACCGCTGCGGGTGTTGCTATTGCGGCTGGGTTAGCCAAGGTGCAATTAATACGGCAGCAAGAAATGTCCGAAGGTGGTGAAATTAAAGGTTACAGCCCAAGTGATAAGTCCGACAACATACCGATCAAAGCCACTGCCGGTGAGTTCATGCATCCGGTGGATACGGTCCGTCACTATACTGTTCAAGGGATGGAAGTAATTCGGAAAAAATTAATACCGAAAGAAGTACTCCTCCAATATGCCACACCGACTTTTTCAGTGCCTACTGGCTATGCGTTGGCTGCTGGAGGCATGGTTGCCAATTCTGGTAGTACCACTGCTGAAGATGGTGGTGGTCAGACGTTGCAGATGCAAACAAATATCATGCTACCGGAAACTTTGGGTTTTATTGGACGGCGTTTAGAAGCCGAGATTGAGCCTGTAATTCATAGAGTATTACGGGAGGAGTTGAGATACTAAAATGATACAGACCGGACAGCAAAAACTTGGTGGGTATACTTTTTATTGGGACCCAGATAATATGCTTATCCCTGAGAAGAAGAAGGATGTAGCAGAGACAAAGACATACGGTGGCGCTGCTATCTTCGAGTGGGATGCTATATTGTCGGGAACCAGAGTTGTTTTAGAATGGGACTCGATGCCAAGTGGTATGTACAAGAAGCTTCGGCAGCAGTACATTGAAACAGGTACTACTTATGAGTGGAATCCCCAAACGGGTGGAAACAGATACAATGTTCGGATAGTTGACTTGGAAGGCCAGTATTTTGGCACTGTGCATCACGACGGACACTTCCGGAAGAATGTCAAGTTGGCATTGAATATACGTAGTATGGCGTCGACGTCACAGGCAACCACTACCACCACAACCAGCACTACCACCACAACGACATAGGAACTTGGTATGGCTTTAACATTGGAAAGTGCATTACAAACTCGTCTGGATGGTATCGAGAGGCAACCAGCGATTGAAATATTGAGCGGCAGTTTTGTAGCCACTATACCATTTGAGGGGAACAGTTTCGGTATTTCAGGTAGTACTACTTTTCAGCCGCACTTAATGAGCTTATCCAGTGGGCGTCTTGCGCAGCTATACGTGGACAGTAGCTATGTGTTGCAGTACATGTATACAGACACAAGTCGAACTCAGTGGACTGAACGTAGTCTGCCTAACATTACGGCTGATTTTAATGTGGAGTATGCTACCGGGACAGAACTTGCCAATGGAAATATTGGTGTAGTGGTAATGACAAATCACTACGGTAACTGGAAATTGCAGGGTGGCGTGATTTCCCCCACAGGCACTATCGTTACCGCCTTTAGCCAGATCGAAGACCTTAACGACAGTTATGACTGGCGCTCCCCGCATGTCACTCGTCTCAATTCTGGCACCTACTACTTAACATATATACGAGAAGACCCGGACACCTCTTGGGCTGTTTACGCGCGCACAGCAACGGCCTGGGGTAGTTGGGGCGCTGCCTTCGATATAACCCCGTCAGGGCTTAATACAGCGCGTGAAATAGACAATCCAAGTGTGTTCGACACGAGTGAAGGTGACTTATTTTTATTGGTTGATCATGTGACTTCACAGCAGGACGATGTCAGCATTAAGAATATATTTTCTGCCATAAGCACTAACGATGGCACATCGTTTGGGGCCGCTACCGCTCGTACCAGTTATACTGCCTTTGGTTCCAATGGCTTAGACCCTGTAATGGTGCAGCGACCCAATGGTACCGTATGGCTAATATTTTATGAAAATATCCGTGTACTGCACATGGACGAGTCAGCTACTGGATTTCTACAGAGCTGTGCCTATGGCATGGGTGTAAAAGGTCTTCACTGTGACTCGGTTAACGGAAAAATTTATGTGGTGTATGGCAACAGTCAGGTAGGAACAAAGGGTACGGGTGGCATAGCGGTAGTTGACATCGCTACGTGGAGCATCGACAAGGTTTACTATAATGCCAGTACACCTACTTTAAACCAAGCCTTCTGTGATTATCATCAACTACCCAATCGTAATATGATCCATGGTGATGGGAAGTACATGGCTCTGTGCATTTACACGGCTGGTGGTATTACCAATGGGCATTCGGTTGTAGCCGTAGTTGATCATACGGCAGATAGCATTACTAACTACGTAATTGGTGACCTGAGTATGACTTACAGCCCATTGCCAGATGGAGTACCAGCGTATGGATTACCACGTAACGTTGAATACGACAGTAATGCTCGCTATGGTGCTCTGGGAATTGAAATAAAATGCATTCGTGTAGATGCCTCCCGTGACAGACTATACTTAGGGTGGAGTGGAGGTTACTGGGGTCAGGCTTATCGGTTTAGCTACATTGACCTTACTGAAGCACCCGACGGCGAGGGTTACTACAACATGACCTGGGTAACGGAAGAGACCAGCGGTATTTCGATACCCAACGATAACCGAACCTGGTTTGAGTATGATTGGCAATTTGAACTGGATACGGCACGGCAATATATTGTAGTGTATACAAATGCCGGTGGAAAAGTAAGTAGCTTGACTTGGAATGGTGGCATGGCCGTATTGTCTGAAACAGCCGATGGTGCCATTGTTAAATCATATACCTACATTGACAATAACAGTGCCCCACGGTGGGGACCTAAAAATGCTATTCTATATAACGGTGCCATATATGGCAGCATTGACTATTGTAGTACATGGCCGCATACCGACCAGCGCGGACTGGTTAAGATTGACTACCTCACAGATACCGTAACCTATTATCGCCCTACGTTTGCAACAGCCGATGACTACCATATTTATGACCTCGCCTTGGATTCCACTGATGGGTACATCTACTGTGCTATGGCTTATGGCATTGCTCGCTTTGATATAAATTCAGGTGCTTGGACTCTATTTAGCAAAGACACACTGCCTGGATTTGTACCAGAAGACAAAGATAATGTTATGGCCCATGTAACATTAGATGAAGTCAACGGAAATATAATTGGAGGCGTGTGGAATGACTATGCTTCCCAGTATTTAGAAGGCATAAATATGTTCAACGAGAATGGGGCTTACAACCAGTTACAGTTCGCTACTGCTTACAAGCATGCCTCATGGGATTGGGAAGCCCACCAAGACCTCAGCTACTATAGTACAGAGTTACAACCCTCGGCGGTGGTGGATGCAGAGGATGTTCTATGGGTGACTTGGAGTCATAGTGATTGGGATGCTGGTATAAATGTGCTGTACTGGGATAACGATCGCGGTAACATCGAGCTACTTGATGACTTGGTTAATACGGTGACGCTAAATTGGCAACTTAAAAAAGTCAATACTCTTAATTTCCGTTTGGGCAACGGTCACCTGTATGATCCCCAAAATCTGCTGAGCGCATATAATATTGTAGGCCAAAAAGGCCGGAAAGTCACAATTCGCATAGGTGAGAAGATTGGTGACTACACGTATTGGGTTAACCAGGGCACATATCTTGTTGAAACTTCAACTATGAGCTACACCCGTGGCAAGAATCCAGTGTTATCAGTTAACTGTTCTGGTAAAACATCTATGTGGAGGCAACAGCAAATTGCAGTAAGTGGGTTGTATAGTGGTTCGATGCCAGATGTTGTTATACGTAATATTCTAGACGATCATACTCAATGGGTGAGTGCAGAGTATGACATCCCGGAATTTACCAGCGAGCATGAGATATTTTATCAATGGATCGACAAGACAGTATGGGAAATGATTGAAGAGTTATGCGATCATTTTTTCTATGCTATGTATGAGGACGTTGATGGGGTATTTGTGTGCCGGGAGGTCTCGTTGACTCAGGCCGTGGATCACGAGTATAGTGACCAGCTTCAGATTATGGACTTCAGCCCTGATGATAATTACAGTGACTATACTAACAGGGTGCGAGTAATCGGTGAGAATAACGACTACACAGAGGTGCTACATAACGAGGAGTTGATTACAAGTCGGGGCGGCACGGTGGGCTGGTGGACGAAGAAAACAACCGAAGACGTACACTACTCCGAAGACGACAGCCGGCAATGTCGTAATCCTCGTTTGGAAGTAATTCACAGTCCTAAAGAATATGGATTGTTGTTAGACCAGTTAGCTACCGGTGATGGTGGCATCGAAATATCTTATGTTGATCCGTACGAGAGATATATAGAAGTAGAGATCAAAGTCAAGGATCTTACTGCTGCCTTTGTGGGTGCGGTGATTGCAATGATAGCTACTGCGGCTGCATCCACGTGGTGCGGTGCCTCTCTCTATAGTACTTGTGGCCCGTACATTTGGGCCATGGCATTGGCCTGTGCTTTGGTTTTTTACATATTAGCAGCGATGGCAAACTACCAATACGAGATATGGGCCCGTCCTCTTGGACGAGTGAAGTCAACAATCCAATATGAAGCCAATGATCTTGAATTCCAAAGAAAGTTAAACGGCGAGATCGTAACTGAAGAGATAACTGACGCGTTATGTAATACTGTGGCTGAATGTCGGCGAGTAGCTGAGGGGAACCTCGAGATGATAAGGGCACAGCGTAGTCGGGCCAATTTTAAGAAAGTCGCTCATCTGCAAGACGAGTTACTGGATAAAATAAAAGTGTATCACCCGTATAGTGGTGAGGGCATGGAGCTGGTAGTTGTAGGCTTAAAACGCACGTACACGAAAGGTGAAGGTGTTTTTGATCATGTCGAAGGATGGAGATACAAACCGTGAAGCTCTATAATCGTAATATAATGCGCAAACGAGTACGGGATATGAAGCGGTGGAGTGTAGTTGACCGTGATGCCGTGATATGGAGCGTAGACACCGGAAACTTCTATTGTTTGGTAAAAATACAGGGTAGTGCTACTACTATCAAAGCCCATTACCCCAGGAATTGGCGAGTGACACCCACATGGCTGAAGCCTGGCAATGCTGTTCGTATTAGGCACCGCTCGGGTGTTCAGGGTTATGTTGAGGTAGTGGGCCATGGGAGAGCTATACCCACACCAGTAGAAGGTGACTCGATGCCTATTCCTGGCAATCAGGCCGATGCGATTGTGACGGGGATGGAAGTATTGGTGTATGCTGGTGGTGGCATGAATGTTACTGTAAACGATGGCACATACCGCATCGATGGTACAATATATGTATTTCTGGCTCCTGTAACAGGCTACACCGTCATGGATGATCCAGCGCCTATGACAATGGGTAGTGAACTTGTTATGGGTTTTGGAGAGACCGTTACGCCCGTAGTAATAAGCGCAGCCCCAGCCGCAGGTTATGGTAGATACGATGCTCTGGTGATAGGGATTGATGGTGTAGTAGACGTAATCGAAGGAGCTACGCAGAGCCTGGCCACAGAACCATCGTATCCAAGTGTACCCAGTGATCATGTTTTAATTGACTACATTTTTATCTATGGTGGTATGACAGAAATCACCGTAAGCGATATCGGCACACGTTGGGCGGCACCGTATGCTAATACGGTGAGTACTTCGAGCACCATGAAGACCGCCAACGATACCTTTGAAATGCCGTGGGATGCTGGTGATGACACACCCGTAGTAGGAATCACCATATCTACGCAAGACCAGTACGGTAACAACAGAGTCGTAAGTACTACGGTTACAGTCACAATGCTGATTGGTACTGGAGGCGTGAGTAACTCGGCCGGTGGCACATTTTCAACTTCGGCTTCTAAAACTGTTGGTAGTAGTGGCACTTTTTATTATGAACGTAACCAGCTGGCTTCACCCGAGATATATCCAGTGCTACGGTTTGACTTTGATAGTTTTCCGTCTCTCACTATCATTATTCCGGTGGTGTTGCTTGACGTTTCAGGAGACCCAATATGAGTAACATAGAACAAATATGTGAGAGACTGAGCAAGTTGGAAGAGCACATAGAATACCATACCAAGTTGCTTGAGTCCATTGTTGAAGCTATTCCACCGGCGAGTAAGCAGCCTGATGTTTTAAAAGCCATGGAACCACTTTTAAACAGCCCAATGATAAAAGATAATCCAGCCCTCGCGACTATGCTGGAGTCGTTTAAGAAAAATATGGGAGGAAAGTAATGAGTGAACATTATCATACTCCGTATGTGGATGGGACTACGGAGTACAAAGCAGACGACATGAACGCCCCATTGGGTGAATTGGATCAGGCACTCGATGATATTCGGGGCCCAAAGTACTATGACTTTATGGGCCAGTACTTGGGCGACGTACTTAACAGCAATGCACTACTGATGCAAGGCATCATTGGGCGGTACATGGTGTTGAAGGCTACCGCTCCTGGTAGTGAGTTATATGCGGATACGGCGCCAGCGTCTTCAGCCCAATTTGTTATCAAACGCAATGATGTACAGATAGGTACTGTGACTGTGGGTGCAGGTGGGAATAAAGGCACCTTCTCGGTAGCTGCTGATGTAGCGTTCTACAATGGTGACTTGTTGCAGTTGTATGGCCCGAACCCAGCCGATGGTAGTATGCAGGATGTTAGTTGGAATTTAATACTGACACGTCCAGATCCGTCGAGTATGACCACGACCACGACAACAACTACGACTACGACTACGACTACGACAATACCTTAAAGTTGCAATTAATTGCAACTTGGAGAATTAATATGGCGTTAATATTTACTGAAGGTTTTGATGCATACACCTCAGATGCTGATGCTGAACAGAGGGGTTGGCACATAGAATCGGGGATCGGTGTTGCCATTTCGTCTGATTATAGACGGGGTGATTCGGGGTACGGCGTAGGAATGAACTCTAGTTACGCATTTTACAGATACTTGCCTACTACATATACGACTGTGTATGTTGGTTTTGCGCAGCTGAAAAGACAGAATGGGACTCCATCCCCCGATATGAGTAACGCGTGGTTTTATGTTGGCGATGAAAGTGGTGCGCACCAAGTACAATTGCATATTAATGCAGATCATAGTATCTCCGCATGGTTGGGTGATCATAGCACCCTTTTGGGCTCTACCGCTGCTGGTGTATACCCGACATCAACGTCACAGTGGAATTA